GATTCCCCGTCCCAGTGAATCGATGTCCGGAAGCCGTCCACCTTGGGGGAGCCAAGGAGGGGATGACCGTCCTGTAGTTTTTCCTCCACCCAGGGCCAGAGTTCATCGGTGGAGAAGAATTCGGTTGTGCCGGCCATCACAGGCTTCATAACGGGATAGCGGACGCCGGGGCGAACGGAGCGGGCGGACTTGACGAGGAGCGCGACCCTGTCGCCGTCGGAGGCGATTTCGAGGCCGGGGGGTGGGGTTTCGCCAGAGCGAAGGGCGCGATCCGTGGCCGTGCCGATGTGAGTAGCGATGAGGCGGCGAACCCCCGCCTTGCGGGCGGCGGCGGTCAGAGAGAGCAGGGACTTGTGCCCGCCGGCTTCGTTGGGGAAGGGAATATCGGCGTCCCAGGCGGAACCGTCAATGATTGCCAGGTCCGCCCCGTTGGCCCAGGAGGGCCAGGACCACAACTCGGGTAGGTAGGCGACGCGAACGCGACCGGCACGGATGTCATAGCCGTATGTAGGGTGGGAAGTGTGCTCAACGGGGCGGGGGGCGATAGAGAGGGGGGGCAGGCCGGGCGGCTCGATACGGACACGGGCCACGTCGCCGTCGGCGTCACGGGCGGCCCGGGCGTTCCAGGCTTGGGGGTCGGTGAGCAGAACCACGTCGGCGCGGGGGTCGAGGTCGGACGGCTTTTCGCCGTCGATTTGGATTGTGGCGTCGCCGTAGTGGACGCGGAGGGCCGCGCCTCGGCGGCGGGTCGCGTTCATCGCCCCGGTCCCGACAAACTCCAGGACAAGGCCGGGGGCCTCGGAAGCATATTCGGGAGACCGGACGGAGAGGTCATCGGCGCGGCGGAGGACCAGGTGGTAGAGGGGGATATAGGGCCCATGGGGACCTTGCGGATTGTCGATGGGGTGGAAGGCCCACTTGGGCACACCTAGCGCGTTGCGGACCGGAAGGTCCACGTTCTCGCGACGCAAGCGGAAGTAACGAGTGTCGGACGGATCGACTTCCAGGCGGAAGAGGACATCCAGGTCGTGAGGTTCGGCCTGTTCACCCCGGGCGGCAGAGCCAACGATGGACACGGCATTGGGGATGATGAGGATTTCAGGGGGAAGCGTATCCGGCGTCCAGAGTTCCGATGCGTCGAGTGTACCGAGAGGGGAAGAGTGCTTGAGGCCCCGGCGGGCCATCTCCTCTGCGATGAGAGCGTGGACGTTTTCCAAGTCTTCACGGGTAAGGTCATCGGCGGACTCTTTGCGGTTACCTGCAAAGAGCCGGGCGTACAGTTGGTGGGCACGGCGGTGAAGGGACAGGAGTTCGGAGTCGGGGGACCGGCGGAGAGCGGAAGGGGTGATTTCGGCAATGTGCATTTTGGAGAAGCGAACGGGGGCCCGTACCCAGGCCCCGTCCTGCCAGAGCGCGGTCTTGCCAAGGAAAAAGGGATAGTTGGTGAGGGCAAGACCGGCCAGGACGTTGCGGTGGGTTTCGCCGGTGTAGGGGTGTGTCCAGACCCAATAAATTTCCGGCGAGACGTAGCCGAAATTTCGGGGGGCGTGGGGGGACAGTTCGACGGCGGCGTGGACACCATCATCCTCAAGCCAGAGGCGCAGGACACGGCCAACCGCGCCGCGGGCGCGCTCGTGCTCAATATTGACGGGGACAATCCGCCGAAGCACGTCCTGCTCGAAATTGCGGATCATTTCCTCAGCGTCGGCGCGGGTGACATTCCTCCATTGCCCGTCGCGGAAGAAGCGGCCAATGGGGAGGACCAGAAAGTCGTTGAGGGATTTCTCTATACGAATTGCGGGCATCGCGGCCTCCTGGTGAAAGGTCGCCTGGGCGGGGGGGCGTCACGGTATTCAATTGTGAACCCTACCTGCGAACCCCGAGAGAGGAGAGTGAGCCCCCCCGCCGCCGGCGTCGTCATCGGGACCAATCCTTGCCGGGAATCTTGAGTTCGAGGTGGCAGCGGCAGTTGCCGTCGCAGTCCGTCCCCGCGCCGGGGAGAACCCCGGCGGTACGGGCAAGGAGCGCGTCCATATTGGGGTAGGTCCCGGCGAATTCGAGACAGGACGCGCAGTGCTGCTTAACGTAGGGGTCCAGCACCCAACGTACGGGGACCTTTGAGGGTTCCGGTTGCTGGCGGGCGCGGTCCAGAAGGCCGCGCTGGATCAAAGACCAGTAGGTGCCGGCATAGAGGCCGACGCGGGCCGTGTAGGTGAGGAGAAGAGCGGCCAGAGCGGCAACGTCCAGCAGAAGGGCCGGGTCACTGCGAACGGCGAGGCGAAAGCGGTTTTTGACATCCTCTCCGAAGCGCAGAAGGTACATTTCGTTTTCGGACACGGCCTGAGCGACCTCTTGCAGGAGCAGAGGGGACGGGGGGAGACCGGCGAGGCCCAAATCGACCGCCGAGGGCAGGTTGCGTCGCCCGAGGAGGATGAGAAGGGCGATGATTTCGTCAACGCGGCGGTCGAATTCCTCTTCTCGTTCCTGCTCATCCCCCAGGTCGATAACGGCTTTCGCCGTGGCCTCGGCCCAGGCCTCCCACGCGCCCTGAAGCGCGCGTTGGTACTCATTAGTTTGGCGTTCCCATTTCGGCCCCCCGCGCTTGAGGCGCAGGGCGAACGATTCGGCGGCGGGGTGGGAAGCGGGGGACAGAACGGAGGCAGTTTCAGGGGGGCGGGGAAGGTCGGCGATTTCGGTGAGGCGGCGGGCCAGTTCGGGGTAGGGCGGGATAATCTGAGCGTTAACGAGCGCGTTCACGTAGCGCCCGATCTGGTCCAGGTCCGGCACATCCAGTTCGGAATGCCGCAGGCGCGGGACAAGGTCCAGGGGAAACGGGTTGAACGAGATGAGGCGGGGAATGGCAAACCGGTTGATCACATCGGCGATAGCGTCGGCCCACGCCCCCACGGCACTGGTGAAGAAGTCGGTGGAGACCTTGGCGAGCGCCTGGGTCCCTACGCGTTGGAGGCCGAGAAAAATGAATTGCGCGAGTACAGAGAGCGCCATCCGCTGCTCGTGGCGGGCAATCGTGTCCGAGAAGTGGATCAGGCCACGGGACGGCGGGGAGAGAAGTTCGAGGAGCATCCCCTTGCCTTTTTCGGCCAACCCCATCTTGGGGCGGGGAATCACGATACCCATCTGCTCATCGGCGCGGAGATTGCGCACCAGGTCGGTAGCGAAATCAAGGTCGTTGTCTTCGCCCTCGAAAGTGCAATCGTCGCCGAGGTAGGCGACGGGAAGGCCGGCGCCGAGGCGTTCGGCGGCAATGGCCTCGATTTCGGCCAGGTTGGTAGCGTAATACCAGGATGAATACATCGCCCGAAGCAAGGAGCGACCTTCGGGGTTGTCGCCCTCGACCTCGGTGCGAAAGAGAAGCAACTTTTCGATAGGGATGGAGACGAGGCGGTAATGAGGTGGGGCTTGTTGGCGGACGGCCTCGACGCGACCGTGGGCGTCGAACACCCAGGGGGAGGGGGCGAGAGAGGGGGGGAGGATAAACTGCCAGCGACGCCAGCCGATGAGGCCGTCGCTGAAGCGGGAGCGGGCGGGGTCGGAGACGTACTTGGGGGGCTTGTAGCCAAGCCTCTTTTTGTAAACGAGTTCGCAGAGGGCGAACCCCCATTTTAGCATGGAGAGGATTTGAGACACGACCTCATCCCAGGACTGGGCCATGTCATCCATGCATCCCTCTACAAACTCGGCGGCTTGCCGGGCTTCGGGAGAGTCGGAGGCGGGTTCAACCCACCAGCGGACATTACGGTGTGCCATACGAATGGCAAAGAGGACGGCGGATACGACGGGGTGGGCGGCCATTTCCTCATAGATCTCTGCGCCGCGGTCAAGTTGGAGTTCGCGTTGGAATTCGGCGGAGATCGCCCCGGCGGCGCGGGGCAGACCGGACACGGCGAGTTGGGCAAAGAGGCGGCGGTTAGGGCGGCGGAGGGGGGAGTTGGCGTAGTCGGAGGGGGAAGAAGCCGGCGGGCGTTGGGCGTATTGCTTGCGAATGCGGTAGATGGACGCGCGGGAGAGGTTATAGCGGGCCATAAGTTCGCGGACGGGTGCATCGCTGGCGGCGATTTCACGATTGCGGCGGTCTAGGTCGGCACGGGAGCGAGTCATCGGATCCTCCTGGAGCCTGAGCGGCGGACGGACGGCGGCGTGGCAGAACGCCAGCGCGAGCGTCCGGCCAGGTTGGGGTGAGGCACGGCACGGGGGGATGGATCGGTTAGGTAGAAGGCCATCGCCACGGCATCCCCGGCGTCGGGGGAGCGACCGAGGCGAGAGCGGATCGAGTCCTTGGATTCAACCTTGAGAGTCCCCCCGGACGTGGGGGACCAGGACGGGGCGGTGAGGTCGGCTATAAGTTGGTCATCAGGGGGGAGGGCGAGCGTGGGGGAATTTGCCGGGTCAAGCCGTTCGCGGAGCCCCCACCAGGCCGCCGAGCGAGTGTCGGCAAAGCGCAGTTGGCCGGAGCGGTCGGTGCGGTCGGTGCGGGACCCGGCGGAAAATGGAACGACGGCGTGGCCTTGCTCGACAAGGCGATCAACGACGCCGGCACCGATGCCAACGACATCGACAACGGCAACGGGGGGCGGGGCGTCGGCGGGTTCGGCGTCGAGGGCTTGGGCGGTAAGACCGGCGACCTCCATTGTGTCGCGTTGGTCATAGTAGCGGAGTTCGGCGATCACGTCGCCGTAGCGGAGGGCGAGACAGGTGCGGTCCGAGCCCTGACGCGCGACATCTACGCCGAGCACCAGGGGCTTGGAGGAACGGCGGGCGTCGGGAGACAAGGTGCGCCAGCGGTCAACGGCGGCCTCGACCCAGGAGAGGGGGATGAGGCCATCGGACTCTGCGAATTCGCCAAGGACACGGGTTTGGTAGATAGGGGACTCGGCCCCCCAAAGGCGGCGGCAAGATTCCACCCAGGCCGCCGAAACACGCCCGGCGGCAACGGCCTCTTCAACCGTGATATGGCGGGCAACCCAGTTCTCAAGCCCGGGTTGCCGGGTATGAATGCGGTAGAAGCGACCGGCGGGGGGG